GAGGCAGAGATAGATGGTAAAATAGAGTCGTAAATACCTTACGAACGGTGAATCATGACTATACCTTACCCTGGAATTGACTATCAGAATCAGCCGTTGGTTGACGCCTGGTGGACTCCTGGTTGGACTAATCAGAACCAATCATATATTCAGGCACCCAACGTCGGGCAGTTTAATGAATTAGGTTTTCCTCCTGGTCTTACATATCTGTCTGTCATAGGAAACTTCTTTGATTTCGATGGTAATCCTCTGTCAGGATTTTTAACATTCTGGCCTAGCTCCGCTCTTACTATAACTACAGGTGGCGGTACAGCTTACCTGCCTCAAAGATATGTAGGTGTTAACCTGGCTATGCTGGGATTGAACACATTTGGCAGCGGTAAAGTCTATTTGTGGAACGGGCAGTTAGCGGTGAACCTGCTGGCGACCAACAACGCAAATCAAACTCCTGTTAACTTTACCTATCACGTTAAAGAGAATTTTTTTGAGGGAAATGAATATGATATCAGCTTGCCTACTACTACTACAAGCCCTATTGATATTCATTCGCTGATCATACCTGGCTCGCTTATTCCCCCTGATTCTGCTGCTGCCAATCCGCCGCTTATCCCGAATACTACATTGCCGGTTGCTGTTACATCGACTCAGTTTATCCCGGCGAATATATCTGCTGCTGCCGGTGGTGTTTCGTTTAATCCGACCACTGATATTGTGCAGTTCGCATTTATATCAGGTGGTACAAGAGAACCGCAGGCATCAGACTGGGTTAACGGGCAGTGGGCGACAACAAGCGTGCCTTATATAGCAGAAGTTCTTGTTGGTCCTGCTGGCGGTGTATCATTGACTCAGGGGACATATGTAATCTGGGTGAAGATCATAGCATCGCCGCAAGTTCCGGTCATTCCAGTAGGATATCTAACTATTTTCTAAGGAGCCTTAAATGGCCGTAGTAGCACACGTTTTCCCGTCTGTAGACACAGCACTTCTAGCAAAGCTGGCCAGCCTAGGCTCTAGTGGTGACACTCTTCAAGTTCTGCTTGTAGCGAGCACATCACCAGCCTACACATGGAATGCGACCTCTCAGGGTCATGTTCATGTCACAAACTTTCTAGCCGGTTCGGGTGCTGGTGCATTAACTGAAGTATCTGGTGGCGGATATTCAAGACAGACACTTACTAGCGTTTCGGCGTCAACATCAGGATTGGTAACAACTCTGACTGCCGCCAACCCCTCATGGACTAACTCAACTATTTCAGCAACCTATGCTGCCTTCTTTGACAATACAATCGGTGGTACTGATGCGACCAACCAGCTACTTTGTTACTGGGACTTTGGTGGTACTCAGGCAACAACATCAGCCACATTTACACTTACTATTTCAGGCTCAGGCTTGATCACATGGACAGCGAGTTAATATGACTTTCTTCACAGGTACAGTTGGCGAAGTAATCTACAATATGCCTGCTGCTGGTGCTGCTTTATCTAACTCAGTCACCAAAACTGTTATATCAGGTAACACAACCTCCAATCCTCCATTCCAGATGCCAACTCCGCTATGGCAGCCGTCATATGCTAATGCTCGTCTGCTAAGGGTTGTAGCGGGAGGAACATACGGAGACACAGCGTCAACACCAACACTGACATTAGGATGTTTCCTAGATCCAACACAGAACAGCACAACCTCCCAGATTACACTAGCCACAACTGGTGCGGCAGCACTTACCGCTACATCAGTGACAACAGGTAACTGGCTACTGGATTTCTATATCACCGTGACTCAGGTTGGTGTATCCGGCGGTGCCTTTGCTTCTCTAGTATTCACTAATGGATTACTACTTATGGGTGCTGGTAACAACGCGGCTACAGCAAACGCTCAGCAGACAATTATGGTGGGTTCTCCTTCAGCGACTATCTCAATTAACCCTATGGCAACCTACTTCTTGGAGCTTTGGGCTACATGGGGAACAGCGAACGCAAGCAATACAATTACTTGCAGCCAGTTCACGGTTTTCGGCCTGAACTAATTCTTCGTCAAGTTAAACTACCCTTCTGTACAGAAGGGTAGTTTGTCGTGCCCATGACAAATACTGGTACAGCATTAAATCCAGATCTTCATCCTTCCTTGAGGATGAATTCTCATCTTATAGTTCTTACCCCACCGCCCATAGAATACAGCGGGCCTGCGTCGTGGGTACAAGCTCCTGAGTCTATTCAGCAACCGTTTAATCTTTCTGTTACACCATCTTTAAGATTCAATCCCTCTAGTATTGCTCTTGAACCGCCTCCGCAATATAATGAAAATATAACTGCTGTTGGTGGTCAGGCATTCCCCGGCTGGACTTTAAATGCTCAGGGTACGCCCATATTTGCTAATCTTGTTGCACTAACAATTTCGCAGATTAAAAATAATGGCGTTGCAATAGGTCAGTCTTTCCAGATTATTCAAGCAGGCGTTCTTAGTCCTACAATCTATACGATCACGAATATTCAGGGACCATTTGTCGGCTTTCAGAATGTTGTCTTTACTCCTTCTGCTCCTAGTGTCGTTTCCGCTCCCGCTCAGATCGTACAAGCTCTGGCCACCGGGCAGATAGCAAACGCCGCTCCTGTTGGATTCAGCGGAACTATAGCTGTTAACCCTATTGAGCAAAGCGTCGTTCCTCAGCTTCACCCATCGCTGGCATTTAATCCTAATATTAATTTTATCCGTCAGCAGTTTCCGACCGTTCCCCCTCCTACAAGTGTCATCAGCACTGCAACACCTAATGTTAATGTTGCTGGCGATCCCGCACCATCATTAAATATAATAACGGTTCAAGAAGGTCTGTCAAGAGCTTTTGCGAGCACTCTTCCGAATTCTCTGCAATTCAATCCTGCCTACATAGGGTTAAGACAGCAATCATTTGCTAACATACCATTTAACGGGGCATTCGGAACCACAGCTAATGTTTCTGTCGTAGCACCTTCTGGTTTTGTAACACTTAATATCGACGGGACTGGTCAAGTTGCTCAAGTCTCGGTTGCCGCAATTGCCGGTACTATTACAGAGCAAATTGACGGCACAGGTCAGGTAGCAAATATCTCTGTTCTTGGTCCTGCGCCTCAGAATCAGTTTGTACTGAATCCGGTAATTGTTCCTCAGCCTAGTGCCTTCATATTGCCGATGCCTTTGAGGATGAACAGTTCCTTTATGGGACTCAGGGTAACCAATAGTTATGTTCCTCAGATACCTCCTATAACTATTTCCGTAAATGGTGTTACAGCACAGGCAAATGTTGCCGCTATCTCGGGCGGTATAAATCTCGGGCCAAGTATTGCAGCCGCAAATGTTTCCGTGCAGGCTTTCGGCGGAACTGTTATAGATAATGAGATAGAGGGTTCACCGTCTAATATTTCAGTTGCCGCCAATCCTGGTGGTGCCGGATCTACAGGAGTTTCCGGCCCGGTATCTGCAATCAGCGTTTCCTCTACTGGGCTTGTAACTATATCTAAGTCAAATGATTCTGCTACTGTAAATGTACAGGCATTTGCTCAGTTTGCTGGTCCGTTTATATCTACATCTATTAATATTCCGGTTTCCCCGGTAGCCGGGTCGATTACCAGGATAGTGCCGGGAAGTTTCTCAGCAGTTAGTGTTGCTGCTACAGGAGGAGCGCCACTTATTTCTGTCTCAGCTACGGGAGCTGTGTCAGTTTCGGCAATAGCCGGTTCTGTAAATCTTAGTGTCTCTGCTGTTGGTCAGGTAAATGTCTCTGCAATTTCAGGGACTACCATATGGACTAAATCTCAGTCACCAGCAGCTATACTGATAACAGCTATACCAGGATCGGCAACTCCTCCGACAATTATCTCCGGTGTGGTATCTCATGTTTCAGTATCAGCATCGTCAGGTAATATTAGTCTCTCAGTATCAGCACAGGCTCTCGTAAGTGTCGTTGCACAAGCTGGCATTGCTGGCGGGACAACAATAGTGTCTAGCTTGCTTCCTCCGCAGTGGGCTGTCTCTATTGCACCGGTAACAACAGGGCAAGCCTGGTCACCAAATTGGTCGGGAGAAATAGAAATACCAAACCCTCTGCCCTTTTAGGGTAGAATGATAGTGTAAAATCTCTTTATACGTGTAAAGGACAACAATATGCCTCTACAGAGTGTGGGCGTTGACGGTATCAGTGTTCCCGGTGTGGGATGGACTGATCAGGCGTTAACTCCTTATTCATCAGGGCTTGAAAGCTCAGGAGGCGGTACACTAGGTATTGCCTCAACACCAGCCGGTAATAGTTACCTAGCATGGTCATTGATTCCTGAAGATGCTTATCAGACATTTACTCCTACAACCTTAGTAGGATATCTGACAAGAGTCGTGGCATCAACAGGTGGTGCTTGTGGACACCTTGACATGGTTCTTCACTCAGCGGGTACAACAACAAATGCCGTTTTCGCCATTTACAGTGGCGCTTCATTTGCTTCGGGTCCGCTAGCTTGGACTGCTGATGTTCACGCTTCTTTTGCAGCAGGTACTAACTCATTCACATGGAATGGCGCAAGCTCGCCAGCTACAGCTAACCTAGTGGCAGGTGTGACTTACTGGATCTACACCGAAATCACAACCTCAGCCGCTCCGACAATTGCCGGTGCTGTTCCAACAGGTGCTCAGTCAGCAGCTATCTTGAATGTTAACCTGACAGCAACAGCTTCATTTGCGAATAACTCAATGTCATTGGCTGCTGCTGCGCCGACATCGCTAACAGCTAGCACAACATTGACACCACAGACTTCATGGGCGAACCTTAACTCAAAGATGTGGTTCGGTCTAAGGGCTTAATATGACCAACTTCACAGCAGTAAGTTCTGCTACGGTTACTCTTGTAGCTAGTACGCAGCAAACTGTGACATTTGGTAATCCTATTACCAACGGGATACCAATTCGTTATGCTTATGTTGCAGTTTCGCATAACGGTGCTGTGGGAACTATTGTCTATGTAAGAACTGATGGAACAGCAGCTACAGTTGGCGGCGATAACTGTGTTGCTGTTGAAGCAGGGCAAACAGCGGTGATAGCTAATAATCAGCTCTGGTGGACTCAGGCATCCAATGTAATTCCTGCTGGTACATATCCAGCGGGAGAACAGATAGGAAGCGGAACACCAGCAGAAATTCAGCCCTACGGCTCATCGTTACTAGGACAAGTGGTAAGTCCTGGTACAAGTGTTAGCGTGATTAGTTCTGGTACTCCTATAGTTACAATAACCGGAACAGGTTAAGGAAAGAAGAAAAAACATGGCAAAAGGAACAACCGTTTCTCCGATAGCGCCAACAGATAATTATCCTGAGAGGCCAGGAACAGCTTTCGAGAGAAAGATGGCTTCTGATACTCCTGGGAAGACCGGACCTTACAGATTTGGTGAGGGAATCGCATCTGATACTGATGTGCCTAATGATTTCAGCACTGGTGCAATGCAGGGTTACATAACTGCTCCTGGTCGTCCTAATCATAATCAGAATGTTTATGAGAAGTGGCCAGCAGAGACAATGGCTGAGCGTGCTCATCTAGGATCATCATCTTGGGTTGAGGCACCAACTTATCTTGGTGAATTCGCCCACGGAACTGACTCAGTTCTTGCAGAGCGTAAGTATGAGCAAGTTGACAGAGGTCGTCCTAATCCAACAGGCTCAAGATATGAGCGTCATAATCCTGCTGAGGTAATGGACTAGGAGTCTTTATGGCCGCGAAGAAAAAGGCTGGAAATTCTGTCATCAGCGGTCAGCAGTTTAGCACTAAGGGCAAGAAAGACCCCAATAGTGATAAGCGCAAGCCAAAGTTTACCGGGTCTGAGGAAGCCAAGACAATGCAAGTTGACGTTGCCAGGCTACCGAAGCCGCCTAGGCGTCATCCACATAGAAGACATGCTGGTGCTAGAAGTCGCAGAGCGAGATAGAATTCGACTGGCGAGTAGCAATGTGCTCTCGCCAGTTAATCATGTACAAAAAATCGGGACAGTTAGATGAGTATTGATTTTGTCAGCCCTTCTATGAGGGCAGCCGGTAGCGACCTTACAATCGCTATCTCACCTTTGGGTCTTGTTGAACTATCAGACGAAGAGTTTGAAGTTCACGGTCCAAGGTTAAATAGATATGCGCAAGCATGGGCATTCTACTTAGGACATCACTGGGCTTACCGAAGGGAAGCTGGTGAGCCTCAGATAACCTTTAATTATGTAAGGGCACTGTCTGACTGGCTTGTTAACTTTACATTCTCAAAGGGTGTTATATTCAGGTCCGATCCTAAATTTCAGCACACTATACCGGCGTTGCTGGAAAGAATTTGGACCAAAGACAACAAGAAAATGCAAGTGCTCTGGGAAATGGGCAACCAAGGATCAGTTCAGGGAGATAGTTTCGTTAACATTGCCTATGAACGTCCTTATAATGATGTAAGAAATAATCCTCATCCTGGCAGGGTGAGACTGTTACCTATCAATGCATCATTCTGCTTTCCGGAATGGCACCCGCATGATCGTGAAAGACTTATAAGATTTAAGATGAAGTATCGTTTCTGGGGTACTTCACCGGAGGGAACAAGACAAGTTTATACCTACGTCGAGATTATCACTGACGATGTTATAGAGGAATATGTCAATGACGAACTCATTGACAGAAGAGATAACCCTCTAGGCGAGATACCAGTGGTACATATCGCAAACAGAATTGCGTCTGCATCTCCGTGGGGCTTGTCTGATATCATGGACGTTATAAGCCTTAACAGGGACTTTAACGAAAAAGCAACCGACCTCTCAGATATTATCAACTACTATACTGCTCCTGTAACAGTTATAACCGGAGCTAAGCCATCAAATCTAGAGCGAGGCGCTAAGAATATATGGGCATTGCAGGCTAAGGATGCCCGTGTAGAAAACCTGTCTGGCGGGGCAGAAGGTCTTCCTCCTGCTATGGAATTCCTGCAAATGATTAAAACCGGCATGCATGAAATGAGTGGTGTGACTGAGGGAGCATTGGGACAAGCAATGCCAATCTCTAATACCTCTGGTGTAGCGTTGGCTATTCAGTACATGCCGTCAGTTTTCCA